GCACCATCCTTCCCATCCGCGCCATCACTTCCATCCTTACCGTCGATCCCAGCGTCGCCCTTCTCTCCGCGTGCTCCTAGTGCACCATCCTTCCCATCCGCGCCATCACTTCCATCCTTACCGTCGATCCCAGCGTCGCCCTTTTCGCCCGGTAGTCCAGGAACACCATCTTTGCCAGCAACCCCTGCGTCACCTTTCTCGCCCTGTGGGCCTGGTGTACCATCTTTCCCGTCGACACCATCACTTCCATCCTTGCCATCAACACCAGGGTAACCTTTCTCGCCTTGCTCACCTTGAATACCTTGGGAGCCATCTTTGCCATCAACACCGTCGTGACCATCTTTCCCGTTGATCCCAGGTGTACCGTCTTTTCCAGCGTCACCAGCGTCGCCCTTTTCGCCTGCAGCTCCCGGCGCGCCATCCTTGCCAGCAACACCGTCGTGACCATCTTTACCATCACGACCATCCTTGCCATCGATGCCATTGGCCCCATCCTTCCCGTCAATCCCTGCTGCTCCGTCTTTGCCTGCGGGGCCAACGTCTCCCTTCTCTCCTGGATTGCCTGTGAGCCCTATCTTCCCTGGCTCACCACGTTCACCGGGCGCTCCGTCTTTTCCGTCGATCCCTGCTGCACCGTCTTTTCCTGCGGGGCCTTGCTCACCCTGCACGCCGTCTTTGCCTGCGGGGCCTTGCTCACCCTGCGCGCCGTCTTTGCCTGCGGGGCCTTGCTCACCCTGCGCGCCGTCTTTGCCGTCTATTCCATCCTTGCCTGCGGGAATGCTCTTAGCGAGTGCTTCGACCTCTTCCACCCGCTTCGTGAGTCGTGTGACGGCGCGGGCAACGAAGCCGCGAGCCGCAGCAACGACCTCAGAGGCCATCGTTTCCAACTCATGTGAGTTCATATTCTGCCTCTGCGAATTTTGTGATCAGCGCATCGGTCAGCGCGCGTGCCGCGTCAGTGGCACTGGCCTCGTCGGCTGGTGGCGTTTTTGGAGGCGGTGTCGCTCCATCTGCTGGGGCGGAAGAGGGAGCATCGGCAGGCTTCCCAGTGGAGAATGGGTCTGGACCAGCGTCCCGCTTCGCAAGGGCAGCGAGGCTGAAGTTTTGCTGCTGCAGATATGCGGCATCTCCGCCCTCAATCGGTGGAAGGTTCTCGCGCAACCGTGCCTCATTCGGCTTCAAGATCCCGGACCCAACTCCATTTGCTGCGACTTCCATGCGAGCGGTCGGGTCCATACGGAGCAGTCCTTCCAACTCCAACTCCACCCCCATCCCGATCGGCATCCCGAGCCCTTCATCCAACAACAACTCGATCGATTCGATGTGGGTCTGGAGAGTCTGCATGTAGTAGTCTTGGTTCAGACTGCCCATGTTGACGGCGGTTCCGTGGGTGAGGTTCCCGCCGCCGAGTTTGTGCGATGGAACTCGGAAGCATCGCGCAACGTCTTCCACCGTCCAACGCAACTGTTCGATCAACTGCGCATCCGCCGCGGGGATCGTCATCGCTTCATACTTGAGCCCATCCCCAAGCACCGCAAGCCGACCAATTTTCGAGCCAGCGTAGTTTTCTTCGAAGTGCTTCTTGAGACGCTCCGCGGTCGCGTCCGGGATCGTCCCAGGTGCCGTCAGCATCCCACTCGGGCGGCTCATGTTCTCGAAAAATTGGGCGCTGTTGGCTTGGATTCGAATTCCTTGCGTAGCTGCAGCGCCGCAGGCATAGATGGGGGTGATGCCGATCAGTGGATGCCACGGCGTGATCATCCGATCATGAATTATCTCGCTCGCTGGGACGGTGGTCGAATTCTCGACGTTCGCCAACCAATCGATCCCGATCTGGTAGAACACAGACCCATCCGGCGCAACGAGTGGCAGGACTTGCCTGCGCGGATCGAGAATGTGGAGCGCAGTGACGATGCCGCGTTGATCCCGTTCCTTCAGCACATAGACATTGCCATTCAGCAGCTTGGTGGTGACCCAACTGGACAGGAATTGAATTCTGGTCTGGTAGTTGTTGGGCTTGCGGAGAACTGGCCAGAACGGAGATGGGCTCAGGTTCTCAACCCAAGTACCCCAATCGGTCTGCTGCATGAGCTTTGGGCGCAACTTCGCCACATCGTCCGCGATGAGCGAGACGCATGCGTAGACTGCGGAGAAGGCGAAGATATTGGGGAGTGTGTCGACCACAACGTTCTTTTGCCAGGCCCCTGTGAATGATTCCCGGATGAACCCGAGGAACCCTCCCGACATCCCGCCAATCCCAGTCGCGACCATCGCGCCCCCTGGCACGCTGCCAGGGCCAGACACAGTCCCGCCTAGGGCTTTGGTCTTGTGACGGGTAAGCTCAAACCCGAAGGCGCGCATCGCCGCTCACTTCTCCGCGGTCAGGTCGCGACGTTGGTACGTCGAATTCCGCGAGCGCTGTGAGGTGTGGCCTTTCGTTTGGGTGGTGTCGGTGTCTTCTTCATCGGTTGCGGCGACGGCGACGACGGCAGGAGCCTGCACAATCGAGGCAAAGTTGAGCGCGGAGAGATCGTCCGCGTCCTCTTGCGTATCGACAGAGAATTGTTCACCGACAAGGATGCGCCGCCCCTTGTAGGTGTGGCGCGAATTGGAAATCATCTGAATCTTTGGCATTTTGGGAACCATTCCTTTCCGGCAGATGTCGTTGGCAAAAAGCCCTGGGCACCGTTAAGTGCCCAGGGGTTCAAGGAGACAACCGCTCGCTCAGAAAGCCACGTCGTGCAGAACCGCAACGGCGGCGTCACGCCGACGCTGCCAGTTGATCTCGCGTTCGGCGCGAAGACCAACCAGGTTGTTCTGCCACAGGCTGACCATCGTTTGCGGACCACCGGTCGGCGCATCGCTCATCTGCAGCGACGCCTCGCGCGACACGTCCAGCGTCACACCGCCATCGTCCGCCAGCAGGATCTGCGAAGCATCCATGAGGGTGATGTAGGTGTGATTGGCAGTGTCGATGGGCACATTCGCCGACGTGACGACCGGGAGGCCGAAGAACGTCCCACCCGCCATCGTGATGGTCGGGAAAGCGAAGATGTCCTGCGTGGTACGCAACAAGCTCAGGAACAGCGCGGTACGCGGGTGCATGACCCACACGCCGTTCGAAGGCATGATGTTCCCGGCGATCAGGACGCCGAACAATGTTGCCACATCGGTCGTGACCGTTGCGATCGTCTTGCCAGTGCTCGCATGCGACGGGACGCCATACGTGACGGAGGCCGGGCTGATCGTGGAGATCGCTGCGACGGTCGGGTCGATGAACTGTTGGTCCATGTACTGCGACACCGCGCCGACCATGTCGGACTGAACCAAGGCTTCCGCGGACGGGTTGCTGAAGCGAACCAGCTCTTCGGTCAGGACGATGATCGAGGCGATCTTGGTCGGGCTGACCGTCAGCGTATCGAACGCCATCTTGCTCACTGGCTTCGGATGCGCCTCACCGACCCAGCCGGCTGACGAGCCAGAGGTTCCGCGCGGGATCTTGATCGCGAACGGGACGCGACGGAAACCGGCGATCTTGCCGACCAACGTCTGCGGGCGCAGCACTTCGATGAACTCGCTCGACATGACGTTGTACGGAACCAGCGGAGCCGCCCAGGTGGCATCGGTCGTGGTGCCCGCCGCGACTGCCGACTTCAGCACGATCTCCACTTCCGGCGTCGAATCGTGCCATTGCTTCGCGATCTCCTGCGCCTGCATCAAGTTCCCGTGCGAACGCGCCAGAGCCATGGCGTAGCGGGTGAAGGCGGTGCCCTTGGGGAGGTTGGTCTTCACACTCGTCACGATGCCTGCGCGGGCGGCGGCAGCGGCGACAGGGTCGACGACCTTGGCCGGGTCGACAGCGACGGCGGATGCAGCCATTGCCGCCTCATGCGCCTTCAGCCGGACGATGTGGTCGTCGACCGCCTTCACCTCCGCGGCGAGGGTGTCGTATTCCTCGCGCTGCGTTTCGTCCAGCGTCGACCCATCGTCGGCAGACTTGTTCATGATCTCGCCCATTCGGGCAGTCTTCGCGTC